GAAAGGGGCTTAATGGCGGCTTCTGCTATTTAAGAATACAAGTGATAGGCGATGAGAAGTACAAAGACCAACCGGACAAGAATAAGTATTCGCATATATGTGAAGCTGGAGAATACGGCTTAATGTCTGCCGGTGAGGGAAGGAAAGCGCTCATTAAGTCTGATGGCATGCCAACTGCAACAGTTATAGCCAATACTGGCTGGGATTTGTTTTAATGTACGTTATATTCACCAGTTCTAAGAGTTCGATGTGGTGGACTAAGCTAACTAGAAAAGACTTTGGGCATGTATTCGTTGTTGATTCTATTTGCGCGGATTATTTTTGGCTTATTATCGACCCAATACAAACGCATACAGATACATTTACAATACCAAAAAGCATAGAGCCTACAATAGAGGGGCTTGTGGGTAATGAATGTATCATTGTGGAGTGCAACCCTATAATTGACATTAATGCAACATGCTTTACACTTTCACTTAATACGTGTGTGGATACCGTTAAAAGAATTCTAGGCATTAGGTCTGCTTTCATCATAACGCCCTATCAGTTATACAATAAATTAACTAGAGGTATTCAAGATGGGCGATGAATTCAGCAACGTGCGAAAAGATAAGCGTAGAAAGTATGGCGAAATGACGGGCAAGAATGTCCAGAAAGAAGCCAAGAAAGCGCAAGGCTCAATCTCTTAAGATACAAGAGCAAGAAGTTAGAACGCAGAGAGATCTGGCAGAGTCTACTAGTGAGCTATCAAATAGAAAACTTAGAATGTCACGAGCAAACCAGGGCCGATCCGGTCTATTAGGTGGTTAAATGAGTGAAGCTCAAGAGTATCTAAAGCGCGCTAAGCAAGCCCAAAAACGGTGGGAGTTGTGGCGATCACTTCATCAAGAAGCTATGGACTACTCTGCACCATCGCGGGAAACGTTTAACACCTACTCACCAGGGCAAGAGAAAGAGCGTCATATATTTGATTCGACTGCGGTTTTAGGGCTTCAGCAATTCGCCAATAGAATACAATCATCAATAATACCCCCTTGGGTTAACTGGATGGATTTAACTGCCGGTGATGACATCGACCCTAAAGAGGCGGAAGGTGTTAATAAGATACTAAGCGAGGTATCAAAGAAATTCTTTTCGCTATTAAATCATTCTAACTTCTATACTGAAATTGCCCCTTCATTAATTGATTTGGGCATAGGCACCGGCGCGATTCTTATTGAAGAGGAGGAATTTGGCAAGACTAATGCAATACGCTTTCAAAATGTACCATTAGCTGAGCTATACCCCGAAAAGCCAGCAGGCGGCTCAATTGATTCGGTGTGGCGCAAACAGAAGATGCTGCCTAAGCACATAAAGCGCAATTGGCCTGAAGCTAAGCTGACCGACAAACTGCAGAGAATGGCAGATAATGAAGCGGCGGATGAGATAGAGATATGGAACGGGCAGTGCTATAACCCCAAAACGGGGATGTATGATCACAAGGTCATTTACGAACCTGAAAAGCATATTCTATTTGAGCAAGAGTTTAGAACTAAGCGGCTAATCTGCTTTCGATGGCATGTTGTGCCTGGTGAAGTATACGGTCGTGGCCCAATCATTCAGCAATTAGCGGATATAAGAAGCGCTAATATGATGAAAGAGGTTATTTTAAGAAATGCAAACATACAAATGTCTGGTGTTTACACTGGTGTGAGTGATGGAATATTCAACCCGCACACGGTTAGAATAGCGCCAGCCTCTATTATTCCAGTGTCTAACAATAACAGCGCCAACCCATCCATACAACCATTGACGCCTTCTGGGAATATTGGCCTTGGCTATGATTTGCTGTCATCGCTTCAGGATGGTATTAAAAAAGCATTGTTTGCTGACCCAATGGGTGACTTATCCGATCCGGTAAGGTCTGCAACTGAGATGATGCAGAGACAACAAGAGATGTTGAAGTCGTCCGGTGCTAGCTTTGGTCGTTTAAAAACTGAGCTTATCGAGCCATTAGTGGCCGCTATCATGGACGTATTACAGACTAGGGGTGAAGTTCCAGAGCTTAGAATTGATGGCCGCGAGGTGACAATTAAACAGCAATCACCATTAGCGAAGGCAGAGCAGCTTGAAGACTTCCAAAACCTGCAGGTGTGGTCGCAATATTTAATGGGTACTTTACCCCCTGAAGTTATTGCGGGAAGCATTAAAGTTGAGGATGTGCCAAAAGTCACCGGCAAAATGCTTGGCATACCTGCCGAGTTAATGAGAACAGACGAAGAGCGCGATGAATTAGCGCAGCAAGTAAACGAAGCGGCGCAAGCTGGACTAGAGCAAGGCGGCATTGATCAAGGCGGTCAAATATGACAGATGATATAAACCCATTTGATGAAATGCAGGAAGAGGCAAGAGCTTTTGATACTCAGAACCAAGAGCAGCTACAGAAGATTGACTATCTTATCCACGCTGTATTCAAGCAGTCTGAGCAGGGAGCAGAGTTATTGGACATATTTTTAGAAAGTTTAATCATGCAGCCGACAGTAGTGCCTGGCATGGATCAATTTACAGCAGGCATTAACGAAGGTGAAAAACAGTTCATTAGAAAGATAATCCAAACTATAACAACCGTAGAGGCAATACAATGACAGATACTGCAGAAGCACCTGTTTCAGATGTAACAACAGAAACAACAGAAACACAGGCTACAGATACAAGCAATGCTGATGGAATAGCGGCTTTAGTTGCTGAAACCAAGCATGACTTTGTACAGGATAAATACCGCACTGAGGGCCGCACAGAAGACGAGGCCTTGGCAGAGCAGGCAAAGGCATACGTGGAGCTACAGAAGCAGTTTGGAGGCTTTACAGGATCACCGGACGCCTACGAGGTGTCATTGAGTGAAGAATTAACAGAGCAAGGATTTGAGATAGACACAGAAGATCCATTGTTTGTGCAGTTTAGTGAAATGGCGAAAGAAAACGGCATGAATAACGACGTATTCAATAACGTCATTGGCGCGTTTGCTATGTCTGAGATTGCAAAAGAGACAGCAGCCGAAGAGAGTATGAAGGCAGAGCTTGCGACATTAGACAATGCAGAGAATAGAATAGACAATATCAGCAAGTATTTAAGTGCTAACCTAGATCAAAGCACCTTTTCTGCATTTGAGAATATGACATTTAGCGCTGACATGGTTAAGGTGCTTGAGGGTGTAATTATGAAGGGGCAGCCCGCAACGATGGCCCCTACTGATGTTCACGCTTCACCGGCTATGTCTAAAGATGAGTTGAATACATTACAGTTTGCAAAAGATGACTACGGAAATAGAAAAATGGCCGTTGACCCTGAATACCGGAAACATGTTGAGCAATTAATAGCAAAAGCCTATCCAGGCGAAAATAGGAAGGTAGTAGGATAATGTCATTTACTCAAGATACTTTCGCACCAGTAGGGGCTAACTCGACGGAAAGCCCCTCAATCTATTCGTATATTACGCCTGATAGCTCAAGCAATGTGACGGTATCGGGTTATTTTGACGACAAAAGGGATGAACTAATTCAGCGTGATGTAATTTTAGTTCAGGCTAGCGACGGCTTTTTTATTATGCAAGTGCTGGCCGATACTTCTGCGGTCGAGATAGCTAGCAATACAACAACAGACACAAATATATACTTAAACAATGGATCAATTGATAACGAAGATAGAACGCTTACGTTAATAGATGCTGGTGGGGGTAATTATACGCTTACGATGAAGGGTACTTCAGTCACGCATGAAACTAGCTTTACACTAGCTGACGACTTGTTATCACTTGGCATTAACCCTGATACCGGTTTTGCTGATACTGCGGCATTAAAGTTCCGCAATACTACCGGCATAAATCCTATATGTGAGTTTAGTAATGGAGTGGATAACACGGGTATTATTTATAACGGCAATGTCACAGCGTGGGGAGGTTCGACGCTAATAACCCAAGATCGAGGGGACGGCAGATATATAGCTATTGGGGAAGAGGAAAGCATTTATAATGATGATGGGACAATAACTGATGAGTCAAGAACAGTCACACTGTCCGATACAGCAGGATCAACTTATGCATTAACATTCAATGCAGAATCGGCAGCAGAGCAAACAAAATCATCAATAACGCAAACATCAAGCACAGTCGGGATGACTGCCACAGAGAATTTTGGAGTAAGTTCCAACCTACTTTCGTTCATTCTTGATGCAGTGGCTTCATCGGCAATATTTAAGAACAACCAGACCAATGAAGGTATTACATACGACGCTAGTGTGACTGTTTTCTC